CGTGCCGATGGTGACATCAAGCTTCTCCGCCAATTCCTTCTGCGTCAGCCCGGCGGCCTGCCGTGCCTCACGGATGATACGGGCAGATTCGGGATGGGGGCGGGTGGACATAAATAAGCACCTCGATTCAAATGTTGGTTTTGACAAATATACATACGATAAGGACAGAACAAATTACTGTGAAGAAGTCTTTTGATGCTTTATTAGGGATTCGAGACAACCTTTATCAAAACGAAGATTTGAAAGAGTTACCGTAGAAGCATATCTTGATCCGATCGGAGAATGCTGCAAAGCATCTGACGGAGAGGCTGGAATTAAAATGTCTTCTATTCCATATTTTTTCAAAATTTGAGCATTCGAAAGGCATTTCCGATACCATGCTAGTTTTGGAATTTCAGGATAACATCTTGAACATGGAAAACAGGGCGATAGATATGCGATATTGGTAGTAAGCTGTGCTCCACTGCACTTGCCTCCAGCACGGTGATACACTTTACCGCTAGGTGTATAGGAGACTGTGCATATATCTTTATTATCTACTATTATATGAGGCAACGCCTGCTCATCAAGATAGCTACCGTCCGGAGCACCGCTTAAAGTCAGTAAATCTACATTGCTTATCAGACTGCGAAGATCATCGAGAAACTCTTCCTTTTGCCGAGCTAAAGATGTTTCATAAAATTCAGCTCGGGATTTTTGACTATCTAAAACTTTTGAAGAATAAATGATATAAGTAAAAACGCAACCGGAAATGAAGAAAATGATACAAACAAACGGATTAAAGTTAAACGCTGAGCCCCAATTTGAGGAAATGCGCCCTAGAAAGAAGCAACTTACAGAGACTACTAAAAGGAAGAAAGAAGATTTAGAAGATGCTTTTAGATAAAGTCGATGTTGCTTATCAAGTGCCTCTGATGTGGAACTCAAAGATTTTTGCAATTCTTGAATACGTTGAGATTGCTCTTTTGATAGAAGCTCAACATCTTTACAATTCGTTGAGAGTGAATTTACTGTGTTTTCTGCAACCGAGTATTGCGAATCCAATAATTTATTCAAATTGGTGGTTTCGTTATACCAATATTCTGCTGTATGTCCTTCAAATAACCCGGCCTCTGATTTGGAAGGAGCTTTTTGCCGCAAATCTGCTACTTCGGTACGGAGGTCGGCAATCGTTGACTGATACAACGCACAGTTCTTTTCAAGGCTCAAATATTTGTCACGCCATTCAATGGCGCTGGAATTGTCCGGCATCCGGGTTTGAGTTTGCAGTTCAAAATAACGGTCCGCCCAGTATTTGGCACCATGGCCGAGATAGGATGAACTGGACATAATATTCCTCCATATACAATTTAACCGCTTTGGGTGACCAAGGCGGTTATTTTTTATGCTTCCTTTGCGTCCAGGCCAGACGCAGGACATTTTTTATAACGTCCGGTGAGGACGAGGTCTTCGACATACTCCACCGCCTTGGCCTGGCCTTCTTCGTTGAGCTGGTCGAAGGCTGCTAAAAGAGTGGACTGCTGGGGAGTGAGGACGTGAGCTTCGGCAAGCTCGGACGAAAAATCATCCTGATACAGGAAATTGGGGTCGACGTGAAGAATATCAAAAATTTCCACCAGAATTTCCCACTTTGGACTGCTTACACCATTCTCATAGTTGCTGATGGCGTTTTTGGTCACACCAAGTTTCTTGGCTAAATCCTGCTGAGTAAATCCAGCCTGCTCACGCGCCTGTCGGAGCCGAGAAGCAAAAGACATTTGAACCACTTCCTTAAAAAAATCTCGTTCTGGTGCAAGTATAAAGGCCGCGTCTTGAAAAGTCAAGATGAAAGTTCAAGAAAATTGAACAAAGCTCTTGACTAAACAAGAATCCTGTGCTATTGTAAAAATGTCCAAGAAACTTGTACATAAAAGGAGCGTGCAGAATGAGTGCAACTGAGATGATTTATAAAATCATTGATAAAAAATGCTTGAAGCAATCAGCGGTTGCAAGGGCAGCAGGCTATGACCCGAAAAAATTCAATGCTCTTCTTCGTGGACGGAAGAAGATGACATCAGAGGACGTCGTGCCAATTTGCAAAGCGTTGGGCGTAACTCCGAATGAGCTTTTCGGGATTGACCCCTGACCCGCCGAAGAGTGCGTGAGAAAGGAGGAAAAGATGGACGAAAGCAAAAAGCCCTGCGCTCCTGTGGAAGAGGAGGGCAGGGACTACGATGCACTGGGACTGTTCCGCCGCGAGGGAGACAACGAGACCCTGATGGCGGCGATGGGCCTGTGGGAGATGCTGCCGGGTTGGATGGAAGCCCGGCGGATGGCGCTGGTTGACCCGGACTATAACCGGAAAATATCGGCTATGGTCGCTGATCTGGCCGGAACGGTGCAGAAAGCAGCTCAAGAGATGGCCGAATGGGGGGATAAGAGTGCTTGAACTGCTGCTGGATGCAGTAAAGGACACGAGGCCGGAGGACGTGCTGGTGCTTGAGGTTGCGACCATTGGACTTTTAGTGACACTTGGCGCAGTGGTAACACAAAACCCTGTGCTGACACGAATCGCACAGGGTCTCGGGGTGTTAGGATTACTCCTACTTATGTATTTTCATATCGGTTAGTTCATGGCGAAAAGCAAATAAAACTGCATTATGAGTCTCGGGTGAAGCTGACCCAAGGATAAGCTCACGACTATATCGCTTAACCAGTGTAGCAGTAGCCTCTGAGCAAAGCAGTAAAACTGCCGCCTCAGCTGAACGTAGGTCGATGATATTCTCCACGGAAAGAGGCGCTGAAAGTTCGAACGACAGGGAGATAAATGTTTGAAAAGCTTTGAGTTTCTCTGACACGAGGAGTTTGTCGCATTCTAAGCTGCGGGAAGTATGATGGCCATATACAGCAATCCAGAGCTGAACAAGTATGTTGACACAACTGGCTATTACTGAAAGGGCCTGTATCACTCCTGCCATCTCCCTGCAAAGAATCGCTAAAACGATTATATCATGCCGGAAAGCAAAACAAAAGCTGGCTAAAATCGGATGTAGGCGCTGTGTGGCACAAAGTACCGCTGTGTACTGCAAAGGGCATTTGATTTCACTGGAATTTCACACTATCAATGGATACGGAAGGAGAAAAGCATGGAAGAAATGCTGAAGAATCTGAACGGGCCGTGGAGCAACGCGGCCTGCATGGGCTACTGCCTGATCGCAATGCGCCGGGCGGGGCTGGGGCCCACGGTACAGCGCCGGGTGCTACTGGTGCTGGAAGGTGTGTTTGACGATGTGAGTGTGGAGAAGGCCGAGAGGGCCGGATATGCCAATAAGGAGGAGTAAAAAAATGAACCGTTACATTATCGTTATTCCGGCGAAGAACCGGAGCTTTCTGCTCAAGTGCGACGAGGGCGACTGCATGAAGCTGGAGACCCTGCAGAAGCTGGTGAGCGGATATGTGGAGACCGTGCCGTCGGCGCTGGACGCCACCTGGGCGCGGGAGGAGGCCGACCGGCTGGTACTGCTGGTGGATGAGGAAGGGCGGCTGAAGTGCAAGGCCGCAAACCAGAGGGCCACCAACATTGCCCCGGCGGACGTTACCCGGAACGGGATGCAACCCCTTGCGGGCGCTGCCGTGCTGGCGCTGCAGCGGGGCGACAAGCTGATGGGCTTTAGCAAGCACGTGGCTGAGGACATCCTGAAAGAGTGGCTGTAAGGAGGGGCTGGCCATGCGGAAGGCAAAAGTCTGGGACGCGAGGCAGCTGCCCGCATATCTGACCGTGGCGCAGTACGGTGAGCTGATGGGCATCTGCCCGAAGACGGTGCGGCGGATGTGCCAGCGGGGTGAGCTGCCCGCCCACAAGGAGGGGCCGAAGCTGTGGCGCATCGACAAAAACGCAGCGCTGGAGCAGCGGCAGGAGGCTATGGAGATCTGCCAGCGGAACGCCAGGAAGGCCCCGAAAAACAAAAAGCCCGCCGGTGCTGGAACACCGACGAGCTTCCGAGTGACAGGTTGAAAGGGCCTATCACCAGAACGATTTTACCACAGAGAAGGGAGAATTGCAATGAAAATGAAGATACAGGTGCTTTACCTGACCGGCACTGCGCTGCTCATCGGCGCGGCGGGGGTGGGCGACAGCATCACCTTTGACGCCGTGGGCAGCTGGACGGGCGCGGCCATCCTGACCGTGCTGATGGCCGCCGGCGGCATCGTCTGCTGGGGCTATGGCCGGGGGCTCGAAATCGAGCGGGCGGAGAAGGCGCAGCTGCGCCGGTACTGCCGGAAGCTGAAGCGCTGCCAGAGGGCGGCGGAAGAGAAGAACGACAGGCATAGTGCGTAAAGGAGAAGAGTGCAATGGTACGGATCGAAATGAAGAAGATAGCAGAGGGGCAGGTCATGCTTGCCATTGAGGCAAAAAAGAAACGCCGGATGAGGTGCTGACGTGCGCTGCCCGGGGCTTTGTGGGTGTGGCGAGGAATCTGCTGGGGCCGATGTCGTCCAACCCGCAGTTTGCCGAGGAAATTTCGAGGGGCATTAAGGTGATGCTGCTGGATACGGAAGGCCTCAAGGCAACGCGGGGCGTAGAGGGCAAAGAAGCAAAGTTTATGGCAGCGCTGTACGGAATGAATACGGGGGAGCAGGAATGAAACTGGAAGAATACGAGCACATCATGCGCACCGGTACGCCTAGTGACCGGGCGCGGGCCATCGCAGCAGCGAGCAATGACAAGGAGCTGAGCGAAGAGGAGTTCCACCAGCTGACGGCCCTGATCAAGGGGGCCGTGCGGCCCGGCACCCGGAAGCTGACGCCGGACGAAGCAAAGCTGTGGGCAGAGGTGGGCCGGATCAACACCCGGCTGAAGCAGGAGATGGTGGCAGCCAGCTTTACGGTGCGGGCCTTGCCGGGAGACTTGCAAGAGGACGCCATCAACATCCTCTCCAAGACCGTGAGCGGGATGCTGGGAGACCTGACCCGCCTGATGGCGGAGACCGGGGAGCCGTGATGGACCGAAAGCAATGCATCCATGTTTTTGAGATAACCCGCCCGGAATGCCTTATTTGCACCGGGCGGGATGAGAAGTGCAGGGAGTACAAAGAACATGAAGAAGAACAAGATGAGTCTCACGACAGAGCTGGATCTGACGCGGGAGGGGACGGCGGAGATGACGAGGTGGTGCATCCTCATCGCGCTGCATCAGAGCTTTGGCATTGGCGCGGCGCGGCTGAACAAGGTTCTGGCCCGGGCGGAAAAGCTGGGGCAGGAGAGTCTGGATGTGGCCATGACAGTAAACGACCGGGGGATGCCCTCGACGGACAGGAGCCTTGCTTTGCGGCGCAGCTGGATGCCGAGGAATGTAGATCCCGACTTCCGGGTGCCGGTGCTGCGCAGTCCCCGCACCCGGCGGGAAGAACAGCTGCGGATGGCGGGCGACGTGGCGGCCAGCATGGTCTGGACCCTGTGCGCCAAGGCCTGCATGGACGAGCTGGGCTTCGGCACGGAACGGCTGCTCCGCCTGAAGGAAGAGGCGCTGGCCAACTACCGGCAGGTGAACGAAGAAGGTCACGCGGACGGGCTGGATGTGGCGATGGAGCATCTGCGCCGGTGTGCGCAGGCTGCGCTGAAGGAAGACATCGTGGTGGAGAATCAGCCGGACGAAGACCGGGCCAGGCAGAGCGAACGGGATTACGAGGAGCAGAAGCGGGCGTTTTTGAAGCGGGCCGTGATGCAGCAGCTGGGGCGAAAGGCCGGGAAGGGCGGGCTGCGGATTCTGAGCGAAACGCAGATGGAGGAAAAGGCTGCTGCCGCCATGGCGCAGCTGCAGGAGGACACATGGGCAAAACGAATCTCTACACCGTAAAGGCCTACCTGACCGGGGAGGTCCTCGCAAAAGGCACAGCCGGAGAGCTGGAGGCCAGCGGCATCGTGCCGAAGGGCTACCACACCAGCGAGTGGGCCAAGCATGAGAACCAGAAGCGGCGGAACCGGAAATACGCAGTCACTTTTGAGGAACGGCAGCCGGAAGTGAAGCGCGGCGAGAAAGGCCGGATGATGAGCGTCTACACCTGCTACAACGCAGCCGGAGACGTAATAGGCGAAGGCACCGCAAGGGAGCTGTGGGAGGCGGGCGTCTTCAGCAACGACAACGCGGCCTACTATACCTACAAAGAACAGGGCGGGCGCTGCATAAAGCGCGGCATCGCAAAAATGACCTGCCGAAAAGAGATGCGGAAGGTCGGCCAGAACAATGCCCGGGGTGAAAAGGCAGACTGCGCCGCAAAGAAGCCGGAGCGGACCGTCCTGCGGAAGATAAAAGACCCGACGCCGCTGGACTACGACGTCCACGACCTGATACTCTACAACGCCATCGCCAGAAAGGAAGGCCGGCCGGAGTTGACCTACGGCTACTGGGCGGCGGCGGGAAAGCCGGGGCGGCCCTGAGATGACCCACACCATGAGTGGTACTGCAAAAAAATATTTCGGACACAATGGAGGTGCGGACAGATGAAGGTACTTATAGCCTGTGAGGAATCACAGGAAGTATGCAAGGCATTTCGGGCAAAAGGCCACGAAGCATACTCCTGCGACATTCAGGAACCGTCCGGCGGGCATCCCGAGTGGCATATTCTTGGAGATGCGCTCAAGGCTCTGGAGGGGGGGCAAGTCGTGACGATGGGCGGTGTAACGCATGACGTTGGCAAGTGGGACTTGCTCATTGCACACCCGCCCTGCACATACCTGAGCAATGCCGGTGCACGGCATCTCTGGAAAGGGCACCAGCTTCAAGCTGACCGCGTGATGTTGGGCATTCAGGGCCGTGACCTGTTTATGCGGTTCTGGTGGGCGGATGTGCCGAGAATCTGCGTGGAGAATCCCATACCGAGTAAGGTTTTCTGTCTGCCGCCGTATACGCAAGCTGTGCAGCCGTATGAATATGGACACCCATACAGCAAGAAAACTTGCCTTTGGCTGAAAGGGCTTGAGCCGCTGCGTCCAACAAATATCGTCGAACCCGTTGCAACGTGGTGTCCATCTGGCTCTTACTCTCGCAAGCATGAAGAGCAGCACAAAGGGATGTTTACCGCTGACAGGGCAAAAAACAGGGCAAAAACATTTCCGGGCATTGCAAAGGCGATGGCCGAACAATGGGGGTAAGACCAATGCGCCTGACCCTTTACGGCGACATACGCACCAAAAAAAACAGCGCACACATCCTGAAGGGGAGTGGAGAGCAACACTGCATAGCTGCCGGCAAGACCTTAAAAGTATGAGACGTAACGGATACGATGGACTTTGTTGGAGTCCATCGTATCCGCTACATTTTATACTTAAAATACCGATCGACAGAAAAGGGGGACGAAACCCCTTTGGGGAGCTAGTATACCCGTTATTTCTGTGGCGGTGATGACCACGGAAGAGAAAACTACACTAGCAGCTCAAGGCAGCAGGAGGGTACAGGATGAAGAAGAGACATACCCGGGAGAAGAAAACACTCTGCGGAGAGAGGTACATGGAGGTGGACCTCTACCGCATCACACCGGAGGAGCACGCAGCCAAGCGGGGAAAGAAAACAAAGCCCAGCAGCGAGCGGCAGAAGAAGCGGAACGCCCAGCACTCACACCGGTGGAGGGTACAGAAAGCCAACGCAAACTTTACCGTGCTGGGATTTTATCTGACCCTGACCTACATAGACACCTTTTTGCCGGAGAGCATGGAGCAGGCCCAGCGGGATCTGCGCAACTACATCCGGCGGGTGAAGGCTGCCATCGCAAAGCTGTACGGCCCGGGCGCCGAGCTGCGGGTGATGGGCCTGACCGGCTGCGGGCGAAAGAGCGGGCGCTACCACCACCACCTGCTGATGGAGTGCCCGGGGCTGACCATGCGGCAGAACGCCGACTTCCGGCAGCTGCTGGAGGACAAGTGGGCCATGCGCTGGCCGGACGGCAGCGTGGAGAGCCTTGGCACAGCCAACGCCGACCGGCTGAATCTGCAGAACAGGCTGGATGACCTGATCACCTACTTCGAAAAGCACGGACAGATGCGGTGGTACGAGACGAAGAATCTGACACTGCCGGTGGAGCGCGCCCCCAACGACACCCGATGGAGCCTCAAGCAGCTGCGCAAGGCCTGCACCGAGTGCAAGGACAACGCCTACTGGTGGGAACAGAGATACCCGGGCTGGAAGTTTGTGCGGTGCGTCGTGCCGGAGCCGGACGCGCCGGGCGACGAAAAAGAGGGCTGGGACGCAGACGAGCTGCGCTGCTATGTGGTGATGGTAAAGCGGGAGGGTGCGAAAGTTCGCACCTGACAGACAAAGTACCGGTATTTTGCGCGGTAAAAACGCGCTTTATTCGCGCGCGGGAAGAAAACGCGCAGGAAGACGGGAGGCGGGGAGTTGACCAGGGAGCAGAAACGACGGGTGCGGGAAGAGCTGCGGGCTTGTGGACAGGGAAAAAGCGACTGGGCGGGCGTGATCGCGCTGGCGATGGACTACTACGAGGCCGCAGACCCGGTGTGCAAACGGCTTTTGCAGATGCGGTATCTGGACGGGATGCCGGAGGAGCGAGTGGTGGCGAAGCTGCACATCGGGCGGACGACCTACTACCACAAGGAGCTGGAAGCGCTGAGCACCGTGGCAGTGTATGCGGCGGCGGCAGGGCTGTTATAGCATTGCCATAGCGTGATGAGGCTGGGGAGACCCGGCCTGTTTGTTCTACCTGGCTCTCAAATGTCCGCAGTAGTTTTGTTTTTCCGGCGGCGGTAGACTGGGAGGGAAGAACTACAGAGGGGAGGCAGAGCGGTGGCCAAGCGGGCATATTGCAAAAACACGGTAAAGGGCTCCCAGCGGGGGCGGAAGTACCCGCCGAAGGTGCGGGCCGAGGTGCTGATGGCCATGCTGTCGTCTGGCTCCATCTGTGCGGTAGCCCGGCGGTACGGCGTACCGGAGAGCACTATCCGCAGCTGGCTGGCCGAGGAAGCCGACCGGAGCGACGCCTTTGCAAAAGAGCGGCAGGCCGCTGCGCGGGAGATCGCCATCCGGGCCAGCCTCGGGGCGAGGGCGCAGGTGAGCTACTTGCAGAGCCGTGTGGACGAGAGCCAGCGTGCGGCCCAGGTAAGAGCCAGGCTCCATCGGAAACTGGACGAGGACACCCGCGCCCGCTGCTTTGCGGTAGGCACACTGCTCAAGAGTGATGCCGAAGAGCTGGCGGACGCCACGGAGACGGAGCTTGTGCTGTACGCTGCCGAGGACAGCTATGACCGGCAGCTGGGAGACGAGGAGCGAAAACTGCTGGACGCTCAGCTCGAGCGGTACGGCGAGCGCGTGATGAGCGACAAGAACGCCGCCGCGATGGCTGCCGTGCTGATGACCGTGGCCGAAAAGGCTGCGGCAATGGTACCCAGCCAGAGCCAGAGCGAGGGCGATGCCCCACCGCTGGTGGAGATCGGGGCCGAGGGCCGGGAAGAAAAAGGGCCGGAGGTGATGGTGGATGGAGCATAAAACATATCACGGACGCCCCGTGATCTGGTCGCCGCAGCCGAGGCAGGCAGCTTTTATGGCGCGCACCGAGGACGAAGCTCTGTATGGGGGCGCTGCTGGTGGCGGGAAGAGCGACGCACTGATCATCGAGGCGCTGCGGCAGGTACACATCCCACACTACCGGGCGCTCATCCTGCGCAAGACTTACCCGCAGCTTTCGGAGCTGATCGACAAGACCATGCAGTACTACAAGCCCGCATTCCCCAAGGCCCGGTACAATGCCAGCAACCACTGCTGGACCTTCCCCAGCGGGGCGAAGATCTACTTCGGCAGCCTGAACCACACACAGGACAAGTACAACTATCAGGGCAAAGCGTTCGACTTTATCGGTGTGGATGAGCTGACCCACTTTACCTGGGACGAATACAGCTATGTTATGAGCCGCAACCGCCCTTCCGGCCCCGGCACCAGGGTCTATATCCGGGCCACGGCCAACCCCGGCGGCGTGGGGCATGGCTGGGTGAAGGCACGGTTTATCAGTCCGGCACCTGCCGGGACGCGGATGGTGCAGATGGTGAAGGTGAAAGCGCCGGACGGGGAGGAGATCACCCGGCGGCGCACCCGCATTTTTATCCCAAGCACCATTTTCGACAACCCGGCGCTGCTGAAAAATGACCCGGGCTACATCGGCACACTGGCCTCTCTGCCGGAGGCGGAGAAGCAGGCGCTGCTCTACGGAAACTGGGACAGTTTTTCGGGGCAGGTGTTCACCGAGTGGCGGAACGACCCGAACCACTACAAGGACCAGCGGTGGACCCACGTCATCGAGCCGTTTCCCATCCCGGAGCACTGGAAGATATGGCGGGGATACGACTTCGGTTTCTCGAAGCCGTTTTCTGTGGGGTGGTATGCAGCGGACGAGCGCGGGCGGCTCTACCGTATCAAGGAGCTTTACGGTTGCACCGGCACACCCAACGAGGGCCTGAGAAAGGACCCGATGGAACAGGCACGGATGATCCGGGAGGCAGAGGAAAATGACCCGCTGCTGAAAGGCCGGGTCATCCTGGGCGTGGCCGACCCGGCCATCTTTGACGAGAGCCGGGGCGAGAGCATCGCGGACATGCAGGAGAAAAGTCCGAACTTTCTGCACTGGATGCCCGGCGACCACACCCGTCTGGCGGGAAAGATGCAGTTTCACTATCGGCTGGCTTTCGGCGAAGACGGAAGGCCGATGCTGCAGGTCTTCAACACCTGCAAACACTTCATCCGCACCATCCCGAACCTCGTCTATGACGAGAGCAATGTGGAGGACATCGATACCACGCAGGAGGACCACATCTACGATGAGTGCCGCTATGTGCTGATGGAGAACCCCATCAGCGCCGCAAAGCACACCCAGCCGCCGCCCATGCTGGACGACCCGCTGGATATGGACCCGAGAAAGGACAAGACGAGGTTTATGAGGATTTGAACAGGAACGCGGAAAGGAAAATGGGATGGAATTTGGTAAAAAAGAGCTTGACCTGACAGCAGATGAAAGCCCCGGCGGCGAGAGTCTGGCCGGGGTGCTGGATGGTGAACCGGCGATCGGCGAGAAGGAGATCAGCGAGGCGATGGCCATCCTCGAAAAGTACAAGTCGGCCAAAGCCAGTCTCGACAAGCGGATCATCGACAACGAGGAATGGTACAAGCTGGGCCACTGGAAACAGTACGGCAACCGGGTGATGGAGGGCAAACGCGCCCCCAGCACGGGGTGGCTGTTCAACTCCATCGCCAACAAACACGCCGACGCCATGGACAACTACCCGGAGCCGAACGTGCTGCCGAGGGCGCAGGACGACGAGGAGACGGCGAGGCTCCTCTCCGACATTCTGCCGGTGGTGCTGGAACAGGCGGACTACGAGAGCGTGTACAGCGACACCTGGTGGCGTAAGCTCAAGCAGGGTACCGGCGTCAAGGGCATTTTCTGGGACCCGGCGCTGCGGGAGGGCCTTGGGGACATCGCCATCCGGAGCATGGACCTTCTGATGCTCTACTGGGAGCCGGGCGTGGAGGACATCCAGGACTCGGCCAACTTCTTCTCGCTGGCACTGGCCGACAACGACCGCCTGACGGCCAAGTGGCCGCAGCTGGAGGGCAAGGCGGGCAGCAGCGGCATCACCGTGGGGCAGTACGTCAGTGACCAGAACATCGACACCAGCGAAAAGAGCGTGGTGGTGGACTGGTACTACAAGCGGGAGAAGCCCGGCGGCCAGACCGTGGTGCATTACTGCAAGTTCTGCAACGGTGTGGTGCTCTACGCCAGTGAGAATGACCCGCAGATGGCCGAGACCGGTTTCTATGACCACGGAAAATATCCCTTCGTGTTCGACCCGCTCTTTGTGGAAGAGAACAGCCCGGCGGGCTTTGGGTACATCGACGTGATGAAGGACACGCAGGACGCCATCGACCGGATGACGCAGGCCATGGACGAGAACACGCTGGCGGCGGCCAAGAAGCGATACCTCGTCTCGGACACGGCGGGCGTGAACGAAGACGAGCTGCTGGACACGGCAAAAGACGTGGTACATCTGGTGGGCCGTCTGGATGAGCGGGGCTTCATGGAGCTGGAGACCGCTCCGCTGCCCTCCAACACCATCGCTTACCAGCAGAACCGCGTCGCAGAGCTGAAGGAGATCAGCGGAAACCGGGACGTGAACCAGGGCGGCGCGACCAGCGGCCTGACGGCGGCCTCGGCCATTGCGGCGCTGCAGGAAGCAGGCTCGAAGCTCAGCCGGGATATGCTGAAAAGCTCTTACCGCTCCTTTGCAAAGGAATGCTATTTCATCATCGATTTGATGCGGCAGTTCTACGACGAAGAGCGGGTCTACCGCATCACCGGCCAGCAGGGCGGTACGGAGTACCGGGAATTTTCCGGCCAGATGCTGCGGCCGCAGCCGGTGGAGAGCGTGGGCGGCGTGGAGCTGGGTGCCCATGAGCCGGTGTTCGACATCACGGTGAGCGCGGCAAAGAAGAGCACCTTCAGCCGCCTTAGCCAGAACGAGACAGCAAAGGAATGCTACCAGCTGGGATTCTTTGCTCCGGCCAACGCGGACGCCGCACTGGCGTGTCTGGACATGATGGACTTCGAGGGCATCGAGAAGGTGCGTCAGCGGGTGGCCCAGAACGGCACTCTGTACCAGCAGCTGCAGCAGGCAATGGCACAGATCCAGCAGATGGCGGCTGTCATCGACCAGCAGAACGGCTCGAACCTGAGCGAACAGGCCGGTGCTGCTGCCGCTGCCATGACCGGCGGCGGAGGCGGTGGAGAGACCAGCGCAAAGACGGTAACGAACTCTCTGGGCGGACAGGTGGGCGGCGGAACGAACCCGCTGGCCACGAAGGCAGCCGAGAGGGCGATGAACATCAATGACCCGAATAAGTGACATAAGAACGAGCGGAGGGTAACATGATCAAAATTATTTATGTGACAGACCCGGAGGGCGGGAAGCTGACGATGAGGGCCGAGGGCCACGCGGGGTATGCCCCGGCGGGACAGGACATCGTATGTGCTGCGGTGAGTTGCCTGATGCAGACGCTGGCGTACAGCGCTGCGGAGGACGAACACACCTCGAGCTGCATCTATCAGGGTAAGGACGGCCCGGTGGTGAATGTGGAGGCGGGCGACAGCGTCCTCATGCGGGACAAGTTCGAACTTGTGGCCGACGGTCTGGACCTGTTGGCCGAACAGTACCCGGAGAATGTGAACTTCAAGAAAAGCTGCAAGTGCAGCCCGGCGGTGGACTTGCAGCTGTTTGCAGCAACGGCGACGACCGCTGCCTGCGGCAGAAGCAGGGAGGAGCTGTTGGGGCCGCGGCCGGCAGGATGCAAGCAGAGCGCAGCAGACGCCGGGAGCCGCAACCCGGGGGAGCCTTTCGATTTGCAGCTGTTTGCGGAGGGCGGCGATGGTGCCGCCCCTGCGGCGGCAGAAAAGGCGGCGTCTGCCCCCGCCCAGAGCAAGGGCCGGGAGACTGCTGCCGCTGAGGTGGATGAGATGCTGAGTCCGGCGGAAGAGTCGGACGCGGAGGAAGATGCTGCTGAAGGCGAGGAACAGGACGGTGCGGCAGACAAGAGCGGCACCGACCCGGAGGAGCACCGGAAAGCGTTTGGCGAACTGATGAGGGGCGAGTACAACCGGGAGTTTGGCGAGATGATCGTGCAGGCCACCCAGAAAGCCTACGACAGCATCCTGAACGAGCAGGGGCCGGTGGGGCGTATCCTGAACGCTTTGGGCCAGAAGTACGGTACTGCTCCCGGCGACTACGAGGCACTGGCCGCTGCGGTGGAGGGCGGCGTCGTGAAGGACGACGCCTACTACGAAGACATGGCCATGAAGAAGGGCATCAGCGTCCAGCTGGCCAAGGAGATGGACGCGCTGGAAAGCGAGAACGCCAAGCACCGTGCCGCCGAGCAGCAGCGGGCGGAAGCCGCCAAGATGGAAGCCATCCAGCAGGAGTGGGACGCCGCCGTGGAGCGCATCCGGGCTGAAGACCCGGACTTCGACATCAAGACGGCGCTGGCTGACCCGGACTTTGCCCAGATGCTCAAGCTGGGCGTGAAGATGGAGGACGCCTACAAGGCCCGCTACTTTGACGACATCATGGCCCGGAAGACTGCTGAGACCGCCAAGAAGACGGAGAGCGGCGTGGTGGAGCGTATCCGCCAGCGGGGCGCACGGCCCAGCGAGAACGGCACGAACCCCGGCGGTGCGGCGGTGCTGAAGACCGACGTCTCCAAGCTGACGCCTGCCCAGTGCGAAGAGCTGGAACGCCGGGCCATGCGGGGGCAGATCATCACTTTTTAACCGGAAGCTGCCGCTGCCCGGAAGAAAACCTCTCAGCTTTGCAGTTCGCCTGACGGCGGCGCTGCAGAGCAGCTCTCCTGGAAAGGAGAGCCTTTCTCAAAGGAAATGGCAGCTCTCAATAAAGCAAGACACGAAAGGAGAACACAAATGAAAATCCACATGAATCTGCAGCTGTTTGCACAGCCTGCAAACCACACCGGTGCGACTGGCATGAGCGCCGAAATGAAGACCTACTACGAGAAGCGTCTGCTGGACCAGGCAGAGCCGCTGCTGGTGCATGACCAGTTTGGCGACAAGTATCCCATCCCGGCCAACAACGGCAAGACCATCGAGTTCCGCAAGTACGAGAGCCTGCCCAAGGCCACCGAGCCGCTGACCGAGGGCGTGACCCCCAATGCTCAGGCCCTGACCGTCACCCCCATGACCGCCACCGTGAAGCAGTACGGCGGCTGGGCAGCCATCACCGACGTGCTGCAGCTGACCGCCATCGACAACAACATCACTCAGGCGACCAAGGTGCTGGCATCTCAGGCGGGCCGTACGCTGGACACCGTGACCCGCGAGGTGCTGGCAGGCGGCACCAACGTCATCTACGCGCCGGCTGGCGACACCGCCGTGACCAGCCGCGCCAATCTGACCACCGCCAGTGTGCTGACGCCCGACCTCATCGACCAGGCGGCCACTGCCCTGAAAGCCCAGAATGCCGACGCCATCGGCGAGAGTTACGTTGCTATCGTCCACCCCTATGTGGCCTATGATCTGCGCCGCAACCCGGAGTGGATCGACGTCCACAAGTATGCTGCCCCTGAGAACATCTACAACGGTGAGATCGGCAAGTTGGCCGGTGTGCGCTTCATCGAGACCAGCGAGGCGAAGATCTGGACCGGCAGCGGCTGCCCGAGTGGTCTGGCCGTGTTTGGCACTCTGGTGCTGGCAGCTCATGCCTACGCTGTGACCGAGGTGGAGGGCGGCGGCCTGCAGCACATCGTCAAGCAACTGGGTGCGGGCGAAGACCCGCTGAACCAGCGCGCATCCGTGGGCTGGAAGGCCATCAAGACTGCGGAACGTCTGTGTGAGCAGTACATGGTCCGCATCGAGAGCATCAGCCCGAAGTACAGCGCGAAGGCGAAGGCAAACTAAGGAGGAAATACTATGGCTACGAAGAAAGAACCTGCGGCCCAGGCCGTGGAGAACGCGGTGGAGACTGTGGAGAAGACCGAAGCAAAGGCCAAAGAGAAGGACGACGGCATGGTGACTATCCATCTGTTCAAGGATGACGACCGCTATTCGGCACCGGTGTTCGTGGGCGTCAACGGCGACAGCTACCTCATCCAGCGCGGCATGGACGTGAAGGTGCCGAAGGCTGTGGCCGAGGTGCTGGAACACAGCATCAAACAGGACGCCGAAGCGGCCCGGAAGAGTCAGGCCATGCAGGCGGCGGCCGGAACCCAGATGATGACCATTTGATATTTCCCCCGGTACAGCTTGCAGGCGCTTGCTGCGCCGGGGGATTTTGTTTTGGAGGTTTTTTATGACAGCAGGCGAAGCGATAAAGATGGCCGACGAGCTGAGGCCGAACAATCATTTTGAGAACCGGTTGAAGCAGCTATGGCTGCGGCAGGCAGACAGCGGGATGCGCCGGAACATCGTGGAGCGCAGCCAGACCGGCGGCGACTTTGAGGACAAGGGCGCGGATATTCTGTGGAACGATGGGCTGGAATATGACACCCCGCTGCTGGCCTGCTGTGCGGCAGAAGCGCTTTATCCCCACTGGCTGGCAGCACAGATGGACCTGGCACTGGGCGAGACGGCCCGGGCGGCGAATGAGCTGCAGCTCTACACGAGCTATGTGCAGGAGTTTGCGGTGTGGACGAGGCGGAATTATATGCCGGCAGGCGGCGGGAGGCTGACGACGTGACGAACCTGAACCAGATAAACAGCCAGCGGCAACTGCTGCGGGTATTCGGCGGGCTGAACGAGGGATACGCGTGCAGCGAGGCAGAGCTGAGCGAAGAGAAGAACTTCTCTTCGCGGGGATACCCGGCCCTCGAGACCCGCAAGCCCCGGCGGAAGGTGCGGGAAGCAGCCGGGATGAACGGGATGTACCATCTGAACGGCCTTTTGACCGTGGAAGGCACGACCCTGCGGTATGCCCCGGATGACGGCAGCGCCGATGTGGAGCTGAAAGGCGCCCTGAGCGACAACGAAAAGAGACTGGTGGGCATGGGGACCAAGGTGCTCATCTGGCCGGACAAGATGTCCTTTGATACTGTGAGCGGAACGCTGAGTGCGCTGGGGTCCAGCTGGCAGCAGGGCGGAGTGAGCCTGACCGTGACCCCCTGCGATGCTGCCGGTGTAGTGTACACGCCGAATCTGTTCGGTGCGACCGAACCGGAAAGCCCGGAGAACGGCGATGTCTGGCTCAAACAGGCCGAAGACGCCCCGTGGAGCTACCGCGACGCCCTGAAGCTTTACAGCACGGCGGGCGGCTGGCAGAACATCCTACTGAATTACTGCCGCGTGACCTGCAAGGGGCTGGGCGAAGCTTTCAAAGCCGGGGACACTGTGACGCTGACGGGCATCCCGTCTGTGGTGAAGAATGCTTACTCTTCTGATTTCAGCGGGGACGTAGTGGTGGACGACGTGGCCGGAGACTCGGTCATCCTCTCCATCGCGCCGGACATCGAGAGCGTTTTGTACTACGGCACCTGCGTGGTGACAGGCCAGAGCGTGGTGTGGACGGCCATGGACGGCAAGACCACCCAGACCTTCGACGGGCCTTTCCCGGACGTGACGGCCCAGCGGCGGGTGCCGGATCTCGACTGGCTGACGGAGCACAACAACCGGGTATGGGGCTGCTCGAGCACCGAAAACGTCATCTATGCCTGCAAGCTGGGCGACGCCACCAACTGGTTCTCCTACCGGGGAACGGCAGCGGACAGCTACGCCGTGACCGTGGGCAGCGACGGGGCCTTTACCGGTGCGGCTACCTGCATGGGATACGTGCTTTTCTTCAAGGAGAACGGTCTGCACAAGCTGTACGGCACCAAGCCCAGCGACTACCAGATGAGCAGCATCCAGTGTTCGGGCGTGGCCAAAGGTGCGCACCAGAGTCTCTGCGTCATCAACGAGACGCTATACTACCTCTCGATGGACGGCGTCATGGCGTGGGACGGCAGTCTGCCCACCAAGGTGTCGGCCTCGCTGGACGAAGAACGCCTCAGCCATGTGACGAGAGCCGCCGCCGGAGGGCTGGTGGGCCGGTACTATCTGCACACCGAAAGCTCCGGCGGGCAGCGGCTGCTGGTATACGACACTGAGAAAGGGCTTTGGCACGAGGAAGACGCCACCGGCTGGGCCATGTGCAGCACCGGGCGACAGCTCTATCTCTGGGACAAAGAGGCCATCTGGGCCGCAGACGGAAGCCGGGAGGCCAGCGGCGAAGAGGACACGGTGGAATACGAGGCTGTGACCGGTGACATCGGAATCGGGAGCCCGGACGACAAGTATTGCAGCCGGGTGACGGTGCGGCTGGACGCGATGGAGCGGACCGTGGTGACGCTCTGGGCCAGCTTCGACGGCGGCGAGTGGCAGGAGATGGGCCGGGTGGACACCGCAGGGAAGCGTGTGAGAGTGAACCTGCCCTTCGTCCCGACCCGTCACGACACCATGCGGCTGCGCCTGACCGGAAAAGGGCAGATCGCAGTGAGGAGCATCGCCATGACGCTGAGCAGCAGCGAGGGCGGAAGAGTGAACGGAGGTGTACCGAGACGTGGCTAGTATCGTAGGGCTTTCGAAGATCTCCATGCCGAGGCTGGAGGGGCTGGATACGGCCAGCGCCCGGGAGCTGAGGAATTATCTGTACCAGATGCAGGAGCAGCTGGAATATATTTTGAGCAATATTGACACCGAGAATCTCTCGGGGGACTTACAGGAGAAGCTGAAATAGCCCTCTCAGTCGGCTGCGCCGACAGCTCCCCCGAATGGGTGAGCCTTTGGCAGGCCGGGGAAGTCTGAGCGGAACACCTGAGGCCCGACAGGGCGCAAAAGAGCGGGCCTCGATTACGAGGACAGGAGGATATGGACTATGAGCAATTTGAGTAATGCGAGAGCGCAGCTGGAGGAGTGGGAAGCAAAGAAGCCGGGCGACTACACCAGCCAGTACAAGGACAAGATCGACGGCGTGATGGGCCAGCTGGACGGGATGAAGGGTTTCAGTTACGACCCCACCCGAGACGCGGCCTACGAGCAGTACAAGAACAGCTACACCCGGCAGGCGAAGCTGGCCAATGAGAACGCGCAGGCCAACGCCAGCGCCATCTCGGGCGGGTACGGCTCGAGCTACGGCACCCAGGCAGGCCAGAGAGCCTACCAGAATGCCATGGCGGGCCTGAGCAGCGCCACGAACAGTCTGTACAGCCAGGCGCTGAACCAGTACACCCAGAAAAAGAGCGACCTGCAGAACCAGCTGAGCGGATACCAGCAGGCCGAGGCGCAGGACTACGAGAAATACCAGACCAACTACCAGAACTGGGAGAACCAGCGCAACTACTACCAGAACGCATACAATCAGGCGGCCAGCGAGGCACAGGCAAAGAAGAACCGGCGCTCGGGATTTTGGAACACCGTAGTGAGCGTGGGAGCGACCCTGCTGCCCCTTCTTTTCATGTAAAGAAAAACGCCCTGCCCGGGAAGGGGCTGAGCGGTCAAAAACCTCTCCGTCACGCCTGACGGCGCGGCGCAAAGCAACTCCCCGGGAGAGCACTATCTCGGAAGGACCTCTCAGGCGCCATGCGGCGCCAGCTCCCCTAGCGAGGGCAACGGCGACGACCGCCGCCAGTGGAGGAAGCAGGGAGGAGCTGTTGGGGCTGCGGCCAGCGGGATGCAAGCGGCAGCGCGGCAGACGCTGGGAGCCGCAACCCGGACAGTCAAGAATCAAGGAAAGGATTTGAAAGATGGGAGTTTTTAAGAGATACAAGGACGCGCAGGCGGCGCTGAAGGACGCGGAGAACGCGATGCCGGGGGTGTACCAGAGCAGGTATACCGACCGGATCAATGAGGCGCTGGACAGCATGGGCGCGGCCAGCAATGCGGGCTATGATGTAGGCACGGACAGCGAACTCTACCGGCAGTACCGGGCCGGTGCTCAGGCAAACGCCAGAGCTGCGGCTGAGAATGCCGCTGCCGGTGCGGCTGCGCTGAGCGGCGGGTACGGCTCGAGCTATGCGGGCAGCGTGGCCCGGCAGGGATACCAGCAGGCCATGGCCAACGTGGACGACGGGCTGGCCGGACTGCGGGACAAGGCCCTGACCATGTACCAGCTGAAGCAGAACGGCCTCTCGGGGCTGCTGAGTGCGCTGCAGAATCAGGACAGCCTCGAGGCGGCGGAGCATCAGGGAGCCGTGGCCAATGCACAGGACTGGCGGGACTACAAGAAGAGCCGGGCAGATCAGGCAGCGCAGGAGAAAAGCGATTTCCTCTCGAACCTGTGGGAGATGGCCAAGAACGTGGGCAAAGCCGGGCTGACGGCCTACGACACCTACAAGGGCTACACCCAGCAGCAGTGGGAGAACGAATTTGCCCGGGAACAGTGGGAGTACAACAAAGAGCGCACCGGCCAGAGCGATGCACTGAATGCCTACGAGCAGGCGTTCAACCTGTACCAGCAGGGGGCGGGCGATGCCGCGAACGCCGTGCTGGGCCGGTATGGTCTGGACACTGGAATCTTCGACAATTACAGCGGCGCACCCATCACCCGCGCAGACAAGGCGGGTGCGCTCACGACCGCAGCCGGGCTGGCAGGCGGCGGCAGCGACGAGGCTGCACGGGCGGTGCTGGAACTGTACGGCCTGGATCCGAACTCTGTGGGAAATTACAGGACGATCGCAGGACGGCAGCTTGCAACGACGCTGGCAACAAAGAGCGCAGGCAGCTCGGGCGGCTCTTCGGGCAGAAGGAGCAGCAGCACGAAAAGCAGCGGGAGCAGCTGGACAAACAGTCAGCTCCTGACGGCACTGGGCAAGTATCAGGCACTGAAGGACGGCGACCCGACAAAGAACATCTACGCCGGCATTTTGCAGGCCGGCGGACTGCTGGAAACCCCGACAAACGAGATGGAGGGTATTACAGATGACGTGCTGAACCGTGTGGCGGGTTATGCGCAGCGTGGCATGAACGGCAGTGCCATTACGGTAAAGCTTCAGCACGAGGGATACAGCAACGAAGAAATTGCCGAGATTTTCAACCGTGCGGGGCTTTGACCGCAAGATACGTTCTCTTTTGCGTGCCAAAAGAGAACCAGAAAAGCACCAGCGATTTCGACGCGCTGGATCCACGAGAAAGGGGCTGCTCGCCCCTTTCAGACCCCGAAGGAGAAGTCGAAACGGAAAAAAGCTAGCCGCTTCGCTAAACGCTTTTTTCTCGTTTCTCCGATTTGAATGAGAACGAGAGACCGGGAGGACGATAAACATGGCTTGGACGGCAGCAGATATTAACAGGCTGGCGCAGGGAAGCAACAACCAGAAAAAATGGACAGCGAATGATATTGCAGCGCTGGCAAAGGGAACGAACAGCCAGAGGGCAGATACGAAAGAACAGGCGGCAAAGAAGACTGACCCGGACATCACCCGGGCCAAAGCCTTACAGCAGTACACCGAGCGGCACATAAGCGACATGGGGGAGGTGGATGCGAGGAACGAGCCCTCTCAGGCGCTGCGCGCCGCAACCCGGGCGCAAAGCGCCACTGGCGTGTCGGGCAAGTTTCCGCTGGACGCTGGAAGCTCTGTGGGGCGTAAA